AGCGCCGCGGGAAGCATTTGTGTGAGCATCTCTCGACGCTGAGCTTTGATCATGTCAAGACTGGCATCTTGATCCATGATGATGCCGTGAGTGATTTTGATACGAGCAGTGAGATAATCTGGAGATTTCTTAATATGACATAAGCGATGCCTTGAGACACAGAGCATTGAAGCTATAGCACCTTCACTAAACCCAGCATTCTCAAGACGTACTATCTTCTCAAGTCGCTGGAATTTTTTGAACGTGTTCCCTTGCGAGGGTTTAGAACCTAGCAATCCCGATTTTGAACTTATCGAGCCACCGAAATGCAGGTGATTAGAATTTATTCTTCCTGCCATTAAAGATCACCTTTTTGTGAACCGACGCGAGGTTCTAAAAGACCATCATAGCGTGTGAAATGCGCCAAGAGAGCACGACGGAGAGGCGAAGCATCAAAAGATTGTGCAAAAGCTGCCTGCACCTTCTCTAAGGTCACATCTCCTCCAGCAATATTCTCGTACACATTTTCTTTGCATGTGTGGTTCAAGTCCATGCTTTAAGTCTACCATGACTCTACGGCGGCTGTCAAGCGAACACGGGGTATTTTCAGCTCTTAAAATACTTTTTCTGCCTCATTCTATCTCGTATACACGCCCCTCCGAGCGCCGCTCGACTCATGTTCTACACTCTTAGCATATACATTCACTTCCAACATACACCAACTTTACCTATTTACATGTTCACTTGTGCTACATGTTCGCATGTGGTGCTGCATGTTCGCTTGTACTAGCTTCAGTTATTTCTATTTTTCTGAAAAAATTAGTAGAGGAGTCCCCCCACCCTAGCGCGAAAATTTTTATTTTTTGCGGCGGAGGGTCGCGTATTACATGTTTGATGTATGAAGCAGCAGAAGCAGCAGACAGAGTAAAGTGAGCAAAGACAGCAGTAGTGTATGATAGAGAATGTGTACTGAGTAGTTAATAGCATGAGAGTAACTGCTATAGCATTGTATCATAGTTTGATGCTTTGTCAATACCACTAAAGAGGGATTGTACCTGGGTGTTGACAAGCCTAGTCTTACAGCATGGGGGAGGTGCGTAAGCACCATTCCCCCCAGGCTTAGGCCACGGCAAGGATTAGGTTATATCTTGACAATTGAAAGACAAGCACAGTGGAGGCGAATACGTGTAACGCGTATGTGTGGAAACACCCGGCACTCTGAGACTGTGCGCACAGTGTAGTATGCTGTGCTAGGCTCATGTACAATCACTGAGCATAGACGCGGTGAAGTGTGCAACCCGCTGATAACATGCTACAGCATTGTTACGACTCATAAGCAGTAGAGAGTGAGCCTAGCACAGCGTATGACGCTGTATATGGAGAAAACAAAACATGAGTAACGAAACAAACGTATCTGAGTTGAAGTCAGTGAAAGTGACTGACTCCAGTGTGACGGCAAAGAACGGCGCCGTTGAGTTTAACCCGCTGTCAGTGTTGAATGAGAGACAGCGTATCGCCCTTGCAGCAAAGTGGGGCGCATTGAAACAAGCTGAACGTGACGCATATGTGGAGTTCAGCTCTACCGGCGTCACCGATAGTGCCACACTCTACGTTATCGCTTCAATCCTTATAGAGGCGAACAACAAGATTTTCAGCGACAGCCGTGGCGAGTATCTGGGAATCATGCAGCAGTGGTATCAGGCATTGACTTCCAGTGAAGCGTCTATCAAAAAGTACGGTGAAGAGGAGCTGCAGAAGCTGGCCGACAAGACCACGGGAGCACAGCAACTTACACTGTTGAGTGCATTGAAGGCAAAGCTGCTTGCGAATCGTACATTTCTACCAGAGCCAGTAGAGAAGAGTTTCCGCGCACTGTGCCGGAACTTTGGTTTTGACCTGAATATGGTCAAGTGACAGAGTGTACGCTAAAACATATGCAGAATGAGTACAGGGAGAAATCCCTGTGCTTGTTCTGCGTGTGTGGCGTGGGTACATGTACTCTCTCTCTCTCTCTCAGATTGTTCAAGGGTCTTTTTCCTACGGGAAAGAAGGAGTCATCGGTAGGTATGTATGTTGATGATTTCAAAGGAGATGAGTGTCATCCCTATAGACGCAGTTGTAATTCATTTCTCATGCGCCGATGGCCCTTTTCAAAAAAGGGGAATCGAACGCACATAAATTGTAGCAAGGAAAAAAACATCTTAGTAAAATGTGTTTTCATTTATCAGAGCCAATCTTAAAAATATATTATTTAACATATATAGAGATAGAAGAAGAAGGATTTAAGAATGAGAAGATGATTCTACTATGTTTCTTTCTCTCTCAAGCATGAGAATGTTCTTAGTTGATTTTACGCGAGCGGCGACCCGGCGGCATAAGAGGCGCGGCGCGACGGGATTGAATTACGACTGTGTATGGAGGGATGACACCTAAGTCGTGTCGAATGAGGCATTTACAGACCTAGCCATGACTGCCTCTTTCCCCTACGGACTTGACAGCCGCTGCAATGCGGCTGTATAATCATAAGAGTTGAGGTAAGCAAACTCTATGATTGACAGAACGCAGTTAAAAGAATATCAGGATTATGTGCAGATGCTTATGCTGTACAAGCAAAACAAGAGTGCATATGCAAAGTTTCTTTCAATGCTTGGACATTTTGAGTTCTCTCAGAATCCACTAGAACGTGCTAAATTCTGGGATGAAAAAGCCGCACACTCTCGCTTGTGTAAGAAATTCTACGCTATTAAAAAAGCATATCAAGAAGCTGTATCAAGAGCTGAGTTGTTGGACAAAGGAATCAATCTCTCTGCGTACCAACTTGCAGAGATTGCAGCTATCTCTATTCCAATGACAATGACAGATATTATCTCTGCGGAAAGAAACGTAAAGAAGAATGCAGAGGTTAAGCGTACTCTCAATGCGGCAGAAAAAGAAGTTGCACGACAAGTGTGTGTGAGAGCAGGAATAACAATACCTGCATTTTTACTTGATGAGCCAGAAGAGATAGCAGATACTATTGATGCGTCTGACATATCTCCAGACATTTCTGACGATGGCAAGATTCAGTTTGACCCTGAGTTTGATAAGCTCTAGCGTCAAGCGTCGAGCGGCAACGCCGCCGTGCGACACACGTAGAGAATGAGCATGATCACAAAGGAGGAATTATGGCACAAATCAACAAACGAATGCAGATGATGCAGCATCTTAACAACAGGGAGAAGAGAGCATGTAAGGCATTTTTAATGCTAACACATGCTTTTTACTGTCTGCCGTGTGGCTCATCCTGTGAAGAAGCAAAAAGCCTTCTTCTCGATAAACGCTGGGAATGTGTTGAAGATTTTCCTCGTGTTCATAGTGTATGTGCGGACATCGAAAAAGTATACTGGCTTCAGTGGTGTGATGAAGCTCGCACCGTAGGATTGAGGTAACATGCGCCCACGACTCTCGCTTGCAGAACCAGGAATGTTTGAAACATGGAGTCAAGTGTGTAAAACTCTTGGCGGCCTGTTCTTATTCTTGCTACTTGTCAGTGCGGCAATTTATGAACTTGTATACTGGTAATAATGCCAACGACACCGTGCAACACAAGTAGAACCGTTACAGTGAACACAAACAAGTGTAGTTATTGCGGAGGACAGTTTCTATGAAATGGATTCTAGCATTAGCATTTATAGGTCTCGGAGCCTTGTGTTTGTCTGAGGCGGAGAAAGTGTGTTCTAAACATGTACTCTCTGTGCTGAGAGTGTGTTTTTGGACGTTCGCATTTCTGGTTGGCTTGATGATTGTGTAACAAAGCAGCCTTGCGCTGCTGTAGCTCCAGTACAGTGTGGTAAGATATACGTCAATCCATAACTGAGTTCGCTGGAGCTACAAGAGCGCAAGATAGCACACGCTCTCTAAGGAGAATACAATGAGTGCAGAAAATGTACGTGCAGTATTACGAAATTTGCACAACGACAACTTTACTGCCGAACTTGAGGAGATGTGGCGTCGCATTGACGCTACACCAAGAGTGGATGAGCTACGTCTCACGCCGACGCCACGTACTGCTAAACAACCACCGCAATCACGGGTTAACCATACTGCACGTTATCGTGAAGCACGCAAAGCAAAGCTCCAACTTCAGCGTGTGCAATCAATCTTTAACTAAAAGTTTCATAGAGAGCGCCGAAGACAACATAAGATTATATATCTTTCATAAGTCTTCGGCGCTCATACACAGAACGTGGGTTCTGTAGGACAGAGTTAGAATTCTCTCTCATAACACAGAGGAGGTTCAGGGCATGGTGAGCCGCATCACTATGTCCCTCTGTCCTACAGAGCCAACGCTCTAAAAGGAGAATTCACTTGTCACAAGAAACACAGACTCTTGAGCTTCTATCGCTTGAGACGTTCCAGCCAAAACCTGAAGTGTTGAGTTTAGAGAGTATACTTATTCTCTTGCTCAAAGCCAGTTATAACCTCAGCATTAACGACATCGAACACATTAAAACGTACGGCCACGTGATGTTTGAGAGCGGTTGTTGTGAAGGTGCTGACAGGGTGTTAGATACACTCAAGATGTTTGGAACGTTTGCTGTAAAAGTTACGCCCTCATCGGCACCGATAAACGGATCTCAAAAACCGCTCTAAGGGCTGTTTTTTCAGCCTTTTACCTCTTGACAACCCACGTCGAAAGGCGTAGACTTAAGAAATGGAGAGCATAACATGACAGATGTAGCATTTGAATCGCAAGCAGGAAAAGAAGTCACAGAAACTCCTGCGGTTCCTGTACTTTCTGCAATCTATCCACAAGAAATTGAAATCCCATTCAAACTTCGTATTCTCGTCTCTTCACGAGAAGAACGTGACCAGTGGCTTGATGCTAGCACGAATAGCGTCTCTACTGACGCTATTGCAGACATTCTCGACGTTCTAATAGGTGAGAATTTAAGAATCCTCTCAATTAACAATCTTACACGCGAGCAACTCCAGAAAATCCTCTCGGAACGTGAATAGGTTAACAAGTTTAGAGTTGTGCCTGTTCTAGACCAGCGCATAAAACAAAACATCGTTTCTCTAAAGGTGGAACCTACCCAGTGGTTCGGTTTGTTAGTTTGAGCTGAAAACTAACTGGTGGGTGTACAGTCCTTATAAGCTGTACACCCAGACTCTCTCAGCACAAGCTGAGGTGTATTCTTTAGGACAGAGTCCGAAGAGACTCTTGGGCAGCATGAACACGACAGGCAGTGGAAAGTTATCCTCTTTCCTCGGACATCCTGATCCTCTGAGTCATGCTAGGTCATTCTCCTCTCTTCCGCTCTGTCCTAAAGAGTACATGCCACATTCTGTGGCTACTCTATCAGTGCAAAGGAGCACTAACAAAATGGCAGAAGTAACAGTATTGGAGCAGGCGGGTGCGCTCACTCAGGAAAAGCTCACCTATCGGAAGTTTGTGAAGCTCGGAACAGATGCACAAGGAGCTACCACAATCGAGAAGAAAGCAGTCAAGTCTGAATCAGACAAGAAAGAGCCGGCGTTGCTGGACGATGGTACACCGAATCCTCATGCCGGCGTTGCTGTATCATGGGCTGGTCCTACAAAAGAAGGTTTCACGCTCTTTAACGAGAACGAGTTTATCCGCTATCAGGTCAAATCCTGGGCTGGTGCGGAGACGCTGGTTCCTGATGAAGCTCAGCGTGTGTATATTTTCCAGTACGGTCTGAATGCAATCCAGACCGCTCGTGCTATTGGTTTCATGGACGAGCTAAAGGAAGGCGAGAGCGAACCTACTCCCGTACATGATGGTGAGGTTATTGATCTCAAGGATTCTATCAACGAACAGCCTCAGCGCCGTTCGACCTCTGAGATTGATAAGTTCGTCAAGCAGGCTGACGCATATCTGGCAGCGATGGGGATTCCTGAATCTGCTCGTGCGGAGACTATTGCTAAGATGCTTGCGTCAATGCAGCCTGTAACTGAGGACGAAGGCACCGAGGAAGTGAGCTAGTCTTCTAAGTTGTTAAACTTTACTGCGTGTGCAGTTCTATGGGATAGCTTAGAAACGGGGAAGCTATCCCATAGTATTTTTATTCAATGGTCCCACGGATAAGCCTTCTCGTGGCGGGACTGTCAAAAGCAGTAAAACATGGCTGCTAACTAATTATCCACTTGGTCATTACTATGACCACAAAAGCACAGGGATACGGGAGTGCAAGGCCCGTATCTTAAACGAGGCAATAAACCTGCCTGTGCTAAAACTCAACCACAACTCACATTCTCAGCAGCGTCGCTGCGAGAAAGGACGGCGTAGCCGTGTACCTCTACTACGAACATCACAGAGATGCCGCTGACGGCATTATTCTCACAGAGATGAGACTCTCTTCTAATGGCAGTGGTCGTCTGTACATTGACCACAAGAGTCCTAGAGAAGCAATGCTCAAATCTCTTTGTCTTCCGATTCTCAAATGGCCGCCAATCAACAAACGTAGCATGGATGAAAAGTGCTGGGTTTGGACGTACTTTGACGACTGGGGCGAGCGAGTTATTGAAAAGCTCAAAGAAATCACAAAACCTATTTGTGAGATTGTATGTATTGAAGTCGTAGACCTTACAGCACAAGCGGTAAATAACCGCGTCAATCTCTCAAGCAAGCCCAGAGTCAAACCAGAAGATTTTTTCTACAACTACGGCAAACCCGCAGCACAAGCTGCGATGCCAAAAGAGACTTTAGAGCAGAAGCTCAAGTCTCTGATGGGAGAGACGTTGGATAAGTCCTCCTATCGCCGTGCTGCATTGAAGTACCATCCCGACAGAAACAATGGGGATGGAAGTAAGATGAGTGAGCTAAACTCACTTTGGAGTGTGTATAATGGCTGAGCTTGAACTTGTCAAAAAACTTCTTTATGTAAGAAAACAAGCTATCATCGAAGCAGACGGAGCTTGGAATCCCTATGATGAGATTATTACAGAAGCGGAATGGGATGCTATTGAGTATCTCTGCGACGCTTATGAAAACGAATTCTAAGGAGAATCAGTATGTCCTTTAGCATCACAAATCCTAAAAACGCCAACGATGCCAAGCGTGCTGCAATCGAAGCACGTAAGGCATCCTCGGCTCCTGCTGGTGCGAATCCTGCCGCAATCGTGCGGTATATTCCACCCGGCGAGTGTCCAGATCGAAACAGAATTGTATTTGATGATTCTGGTTCTATGGGCTACTACATAGAAGATGCAAAGCGTGGAGTAGTAGAGTATCTGCGTAACTGCATTCCAAACCAAACTGCTGTGGCCGTGCATTTTATGAATACGAAGTCTTGGAGCACAAACTTGAGGAGTAATCTTCTTGAGCTTGCTGCGGATATTCAGGAAATGAATATTCATAGCGGCGGCACACCGTTCTTTAATACCTGCAAACAAGCGCTCGAAGCTAAGCCCACACTTACTCGGCTCATAGCATTTACAGATGGTGCGCCGACGGATGTATTAAAGCCTGAAGATGGCGAAAGTGCCCCACTGAGCATGTATTCCAGTAGAGCTAACTGGACCTCTAGTGCCGACATCATCATTAAGATTGCCAAAGCTACAGGTAATGGCATTCCTATTGACACTGTATACTTCGGCACAGGTACAGACTACAACAAGCAAGAGATGAATCTTCTACGCTATCTCTCTGCTCAAACTGGCGGCTATTTCCTGCACTTCGACCCTGCGAAGGTAAACTTTGCACAAGCCTTCAAATATCTCGCGCCGGTAAATCGCTTAATGCTTGCATCAGCATCTTTTCGAGCTGATGTAGAAAGTGGGGTACAGAAATGACACGCAAAACGCACACTCCAACTAAAGGTCTCAAGCCTCTACGAGAGATAGCGGAAGAACTCGGTATCTCTCTTCGTACCGTTGGCAAAGACTATCGTCATGCAATAAATAAGCTACGTCATGTTCCTGGAGCATTTGAGCTTATTCTCCATGCTATTCATGCTGTAGAAGCTCAAGAACATGATTCTTTGCATTGTGCCTCTGTGGAGTGTAACAAGGAGTTTCTTGCTCTCTTCGCAGATAAAAAAGATATGCGTGGAAGAAAGAAGGAGAGGCCCCAAAAGTGAGCAAAGAAAAACCAGGAGTTCGTAATTATCGCATCAGCACAACTTGTGGCCTGTCTGGTTATTTTGCTGTTATGTTAGCAGACTATGAAGACATGGATTGGAACACTGATATAGTAAATACTGGCATTGGACGTTATTCGTGCCGTGAAAATGCTATACGTGAGGCTATGTCTTGGGCAGATGAAGAGGATATTCCTTATGTTACCTAGCGAAGCAGCACAAAAACAAGCTGATATTCTAGCACAATACAGCCCACTCGTTCAGCGTCAAGTACCGATTCTGACTCGAAAGCTGTTTGTGCTAGGTTTTGGCGCATTCTTCACACGTATGGTAGAAGGTCCGGTAGTTCGTACCTTCTACTTCAAACCCATCGGAGAACCTAAGTTCTCTAGCATCCTAAACAAAGAAGAAGAATTTGCTGGCAGTCTTGCTGTAGAATCTGTTCGTGTCGAGCGGTTTCTTGGTGAGGTTGCTATTTCTGTTCCACGGGCAGATCGTCAAACGATTCATTTTGACTCCTGTCTTCACAGCATGATGACCTCACCACTCACACGTGGAATGGCACTGCCACTCTTAATGGGTCAATCCACAGTAGGAGAGTACCTCTATGCCGACTTGGCAGATCAACCTCACTTACTCATTGCAGGTTCGACAAACAGCGGTAAATCTGTTTTCACGGCCCAGCTTATTTGTTCGCTGTCTTTGTTTCGTAGCACAGATGAGCTTGAATTTATTCTTGTGGACACAAAGAACCTTGACCTCGTATTATTCAGATCACTTGGTCATGTCAAGTATGTACTCAACAACATCACAGATCTGCGTGCGGCCTTATCGCAGTTACTTGAAGAAGTTCGGCTCAGAAACACACAAATGAGTGGACTTTGCAGAAACATCAGAGAATGGAACAGTCTCGAAGATACACCGATGAAGTACAAGATTCTTATTGTCGATGAGCTAGCGGATGTGTTAGACCAAGATAATGCGTATCTTGCACAAATGGACAAGAAACTTCGTCCACCGTCGATACACTCTCTGTTGAAAACCATAGCACAAATCAGCCGTGCGGCGGGAGTGCATTTGATTCTCGCCACTCAACGTCCATCAGTTAAGATAATTTCCGGTGACATTAAAGCAAACTTTCCAGCACGTGTATGCTTTAAGCTCCCTAGCGGTTTTGATTCTCGTGTTGTCCTAGATGAGAATGGCGCAGAGAATCTCCTCGGCATGGGAGATTATCTGTATAAGATAGCAGGTTCCGATACCGTCAAGCGAGCGCATGGCGCGTTCGTATCTATGAATGACATTGCAACCATCATCGAACAAAATGAGATGATAAGGAGACAGTATGCCACAATTCAAAGCTGAAGCAGAGCGTCTGATGGAGCAGCAGCACTACGGAGGAGATTACATCTCTTCTCAAGATGCAGGTCTAGCTGATCCTGATGAAGAATTTCTCGAATGTCCTTTTTGTGGTCAACTAACACTCACTGAAGATAACAAGTGTTATTCTTGTGGTTGGAGGGTTGAATGAAATACTACTACGATCGTTACTGGGGCCAGTTTTTCAAACGCTCCATCGAAGCAGGCACTGGACCTGCTACGCTTGACAACTCTGTGAAACCGACAGATTTAGAACTCATTGGCTTTGGTTACAGCGGCAATATGGGTCTGCTTAACGATATCCACTCACAGAACATTGCTGACCAAGGTCCGCTCCCGGCAGGAACGTACACATTCTCAGGTCCGTTCAATGATCCTAAGCGCGGTCCACAGTGTTGGCGGCTCGAACCCGCGCCCACAAATCGTATGTTCGGTCGGTGCGCGTTTATGAACCACGGCGACACAGCAACAATGGCTCACAATGCCTCAGACGGTTGTATCATCAGTCCACACTGGGTAAGAAGTTTGTGGACTGATGGTGATACGTTGGAGGTGCTATAAGTACGCTCACACTAGCTCACTCGGCAGACCCGCCTCGACCTAGGGCGGGTCTTCCATTTTCGGGATTCGGGGCTAAGTCGTTGAAAATAAAGGTGTGTACGGCCTTTTTTCGCCTCTTGACAGCGTGTATACAGGCGCGTATGATGAAAGACATGGCTACCCGAACCGCTTCCACCACTGTGACGGCTGTGCGAATATTTGTAGCACAAGCCAACGCGATCAAAATAGATTATCCGCAGCTCAGTCCAAGCGCATTAGTTAGAGTTTTGTTGCACTTATTCTTAACTAAAAAGATACCAGAAGCATACCCTCTAGCTCTGGAGGAAATGGTTAGGGCTAAAGAAGCTCTGAAGAGCAATGTCACAAAGCGAGTTTTGACACAAGAGTAAGTGTAAAAGGAGAATACCGTGCCAGAAGAGGTAGATGTAGTTTTGACTGAGCTTAATTCCAGTACAGAGGATGACTTTGGACTAGACGAGCCAGAGGAACCTGACTTTGTACCCACTAATGAGCCAGAAGAAATATCCGCAGAAGAAGCCGTGCAAACGGATATTCCTCTCGCTGCTCAAGAAGTTGAAGAGTCTCACATAACCGCAACAGTGTGTGATGTGTGTCTGGAACTCAATCTTATACATCCAACGTCGGTGACTCACTGTGCGCGTTGTGGTCAAGCATTTTGTTTTCATTTTGCTTCAACCGTGGATGCACAGTATTGTGTGAATTGTCTAAGTGACATTTCAATCTCGAAGAGTGTGATTACCAAAACCTACGAACATAAGAACGAGGAGACAGGCGAGATCACATTCTATCGGCGTAAGGCTAGAGAGATTAAAATCGACGGACTCGATTGGCTTTTCGCACAGCGGAAGATCGTAGATCTATCTGATCTTGAGCTTGATCTAAGTATTGAATATCATCGGAATATACTGTCCTTGCTGATAACCGAACAAGAACAGCGACGTGCGGCAAAAATGCATAGGTATGCAGGAGTTAAGGTACATTTTCCTACTGCGTCGCCGACTGTATCCACAAGCACAACTACAACAGTTAAGAAGACACGCACAGTGTCTAAGACCAAGGCGCAAGAACAACTAGCGGCGCTGCTCAAGAATATGGCCGCTAAAGGAATGACAATGGATAAAATAGCAGCGATGCTGAAAAAGGCGTAATTTTATGCATCAGTTTCAGAAAATGAAAATCGCTCAGCTTTTAGCTTGGGCTATTCAGCTAGTTACAAGACTGCAAACCAATGGACCTTTTGTAACATCTGGTCTAGCGGACAATTTTTGTAACGAGGCTGAAAAACTAATTCAAGAATTGGAGAAGTAAATGAAACCCTCCGGTCAGTTGATTGAGTTTCTAAATCGTACATCGCTTCCGTGGATACGCTACGATGAACAGAAGCAGAAGCTCATTGTAGTTGTAGACAACCATCTTCTATCAACCTACCGAAACTGTCCACAGCATTTCTTTTATGCCAATGTCGAAGGTTATCAGAAAAAATCCGGCATCAAAGAAGGTGAGCGCGAACGTGCATGGTTTCTCGATTTCGGTATCATCTTACACAAAATGCTCGAAATATACTACCTTCGATTCAAAGAGCCTAGTTTCGATGTTACTGAGTGGGCTACTGAACGTGCTGTGGCCGAGTGGCAGGAAATGAATATGGACGTACACTCGGAGCATAAGGAGTATAAGACTGTAGGAGGCGTGCTAGGATTTTCACGACTCTTGATGCAGTATGCTATGGTGATGACGCCACTGAATGAGAAGCTCCGGGTACTTGGAACAGAAGTTTCTTTTGGTAGAAACTACGAAGTACCACTGTTTGTAAGCGAGGATATTGAGATTTATCTCGCTGGTCGTATGGATTTAATTGTGGACGATGGCTACTTCATCTGTCCAATGGACCACAAAACAATGGGTTCTTTTCGCGGCGATCCTGGGTTACAGTTTGAAACTGAGGAAGGTCCGACAGGGTACATTTACGCATTGTCAAAGATTCTTCCACAGTTTGTACCAGAAGATCAGCTTCTAAAGCGTGACTGCTCAAAGATTCTGATGAACTTGGTTCAAAAGAAACCCACAGACACACCACAAGAACGGTTCAAGCGTGTGCAGATTAGAAAGAGTACACAGCAACTTTTAGATTACCAGTCTCGTATGATTCACACAGTAGAGCATCTTGTCGCAGACTTTAAGACTTGGATAAATGGTGGTTGTGTTCCACGCAACACAACCGCTTGTACAAACTGGCATATGCAAGTGTGCGCCTACAGAGACGTATGCCGCCAAGCATCAAGAGATGCCGAGCTTTCTACTCTTTCAAACGGCTTCCTCAAGTTACCCGTGTGGAACACTGAGGAAGTTAAACCAGCAACACTTTAACAGCAGGAGAAGGAGCTGTAAATGCCAACAACGACAAAAACTTACACGCCACTTGCAGGGTTGACAGGAGTTCAAATCAGCAAGTGTACACACATGCTTGAAAACCACATGCGGTGCTGGAGAGCGGGAGATTTTATTGTCACCGCTGTAACTAGCTATCCCGCAGACGGTGATACACCAGCACATGCTGAAACAATTACCTATCTGAAGTGTCGTGGTCATGCACGAATGGAGAAGGATTCTGATGACAAAGCGGCCGCAGATGAGGCTAGACTTGTTGCAGATGAGGCAACCGTAGCAGCAGAGACGCCAGCTATTGCACCTACAACCACAACTACAACAAAGAAGTAGCTACCAAAGGAGCAGGAAATGCTAAAAGAAGGAGCGGTCAATAACAAAAAGAGATTAAAATACTGTGCTGAGACTAGTCAATGGATTAGCTTTAGCCAGTGGAAGAAACATAAAACTGCACTAGCTCAAATTTCAAAAACAAGACAGAGTCAAGATGCTTGCAGTGTCGAGACATCTTGTTGGAATCCTCTGCAAGAGAGGGTTATTATGCAAGAAGCGGAGATTAGCTCACTGAGAAATCAACTGAACAAAGCAAAATTTACTCTGAACGGCTACAGGGAAACTTTAGGAGCGACGGGTAGGTTACTTGCTGCGCTTGTTGATGTTTCAGAACTTAACTAGTTTTCAAAGGAGCAGGAACTCTAATGGCAACTTCACCAAATCCTTTCACAAACATGGCAGGTGTGCGCTCTGAGGATATTCATGCCGCAGAGCGCCTCAAAATCGCTATTTTGGGAAAGCCAAAAACTGGAAAGAGTTGGCTTGCTGCTACAGCGCCAGGACCGATCAGATATTATGACTTCGATGATCGTGCTGAGTCGCTGGAAGGAAAGCCGAATCTGTACATTCTTTCTAAACCAACCATGCTCCAGGTAGAGACAGATCTTTCAGTAATGAAAGCAAACAAAGCTAAAGGTTTACCTCTACCAGCAACCGTAGTCTTTGATTCTGTAACCTATATGAATCGTGCGATGGAAGAGGAGATTTTTCGTCAAGACTCTAAACTCTATCGTACAATTCGTGTCGGCAATAGCACTAGCATGAAACTTCGTAATTCATGGGACGTGATAAATGGAATCCAACGATACGTCGAGTATCTTATTGCAGAGTTTAGCAGCCTTGGAGTTAATATCATCTTTGTCTTCCACGAGAAGGATCAAAAAGACAAAGGTGAGTCCACAGCTACTGAAACAAAATACACAGGACTCGTTACAACTGATCCACAGTACCTCGAAAACAGCCTCAGTTTGTTTAACGAAGTTTATCGCATCACAGTTGATGCAACAAAACCAAACAGACAAGACTACAAAGTGACTTGCAAGCCGAATAATGATATTCTGGCTTCTACGACTATGATGTTGGATGGAGAAGAAAAACCAAACATCATGGATATGATTGCGAAACACAAGGCCAAAAGAGCGGCGCTAAAAAAGGTGTAGAAATGGTTGTTCATTTAGTCACACAGAGAGGACAATCTTACGGAAGTAAGCGTATATGTTGCGAGATTTGCGGCTTGATGGTTTACTCTAGTGGCGAACATCTGTTTATAGATGATCCGATTAGGTATACCAACTGTCCAGATTCTTGTATGAGGCTTATAGCCAGGAGTAAAATTAACCGCGGCAACGCCGCAGAGGAGCAGACGCAAATGGCATTTCAAATGTCCTACCAAAAAGAAGAACTTTCTGGAGCATTGCCGGTTCCAGCAGGTTGGTACACTCTTCAGGTCAAGAACTTCCGTCCTCGTGCATCCAAGGACGGGCAGTCTGTTAGCTTGAACGCAGAGCTTGCTATTGTTGGGAGCGCGGAGTACGACGGACGCCGTGTATTCGCTGGTTTGAATTCTAAGGCTGGCTTTATTATCTTTGATTTTGTTCATGCTGCTGGAATGCAGATGGAAGAAATTCAAGACGAGTTCGCTGGAACTGAGAAAGCAAATCTGACGTTGCCGGGTGTATTTGAAGGTTCGGATACACATCCTGATGATCCTTCACAGTGGAAGTATCAGGGTCCACTGTTGAACGCTACGATGGAAGTGGAACTTGCGGAGACGGAGTACAACGGTAAGAAGCGTAACGAAGTGCGGCAGTTTAAGTGCGCCGTGCCGGGTTGCACGGAAAAACATAGTACGAATCTGATTAAGAATTAGTCGGACAGTACAGAAAGAGTGCGAGCCTTCGGGTTCGCCTCTTTTTCTCTAGGCTCTTGAGGGAGCTTAGAGAAAAGGAGAAGTAAAATGAAAGTGTTTTTCGTAGAGTATAATCATTACGAAGACCATGATTTTTACTCTGGCTGGACTACTGGAGAAGCGGCTGAAAAAGCTCTAGTACAACTTCTTGAAGAGCGCGAGAAAGAGTTGAACGAACAGCCTTTTTGGGACAAACATTGTTATTATGTTCAAGAGTACGAGGTGTCAGAGTGAGCATAGACAAAACAAGTCCAGAAGTAGAAAAAGCCTGGGAAGAGTATATAAAAGTGCGTGATGCTTATAACGCCGCACTTATGTCGGAGTCGCCCACGGCAAAAGCTCCGGCTATCAGCTACGATTGCGACACAGGCACAGCGCCGCCACACGTGACAGATCGTATGCAGGGAGTCGATTGTCCAGATTGCGAGGAAAATAATCCGCATACGCATGGTCCAGCAACGCCATCCTATATGACTGCGACGGCTGCGGCGCTTAAGTGCATCAAGCAGGCTCCTCTGAAGCCGACCGCCCTGCTTTGGGAACTGCAAACGTACCCATACTCCTACACGGAGATACAAGATGCGATATCCAGTCTGCTTAAAAGTGGGGACGTGGTTCTTACTCCTGATCTATTCTTGGTCGTAGCGCAAATTCAGCCTGCGCACTGCACACACAACCCAGAGCACACTTGCGGCTCCGACTGTGAGAGGTGAGAAATGAAAACTGGAGGTAAACGAGCATGAGCTACCATGATTTAAGTGAATGCACTCTCTCTTCCGCCGAACGTCTTGAAGAAGCTCTCTGTATCATAGAGATACTTCAAGACTATCAAGACGAACTACATTCGCATGAGCTTGATATGATGCACAGAGTCGAATGCGGGGCTTCTGTGAGTTCGAAGATGCTGTTTTGGCTTCGTGATATAAAGGATAGGGTGATGGAATGAACTCAGTTACACCTGTACTCACAGAGAAAGAAGTTTATACCGAGCATGTGATAGCTCTGGATCAGCCAGAGTATTATCCTATTATCGTTGCAAGAGTACGTTATTCAGACGATTCTCCTGCTTCGATAGTACGTTTCAGGCTATCTAGCAAAGAGCGTAGGGCTATTGCTAAAGGCGCTGATTTAATAATCTCTCAGCCTCATCTCGGACCATTTATGCCTCTTGGTCTACAGTTAGCTTTTCCTGGTGAGTATCCTTTGGAGCTAGACTAGTGCCATTTATCAGTCCACGCGGTACACAGAAATCTCGTATCTGGGTAATCTTCGACAAGCCCTTTGGCTCGGATAAGGGCACTCTCTTATCAGGAGGTATGGGTCATGTCTTCTTCAAAATGTTGGCGGAAGCCGGTATCAGTGAAAGGGATTGTTATTTCACTAGTCGTCGGCCTAATACTGATGACTCTCA